TTGTATTCACCGTTACGCTGCCGTAGACAATCAAGCATGCGCTCTTCAATTGTTCGTTTGGCTTCACGAGCAGACTCCCAGCGCTTTCGTGCGTGCGCAGCCAACCCTTGGATAACAGGCGTAGCCTGCATCTCTGTGTTGCGTTTCTGGGATTCCCGTTCCAAATCGCGGGAACGAGCTACTGGGATGAGTGCGATGCCTGAAGCCATGAGATGTCCTTAAATCCTTGGGATTCCGGGGCCGGGGGCCGTAGCACCGGCTATGTAGATGCCCTCAAACTCAGCAGACACATTAGAAGTTCCTGCTGAAGCAATTGCCCTAATTTCAATGTCTGTCTTTTCAGCAAAAGCAAGCGGTGTGTGCAGATCAACCACGAAGTCTCCGTTGCCGGGGGTACGCGCTGAACTTTGTATTCTAAACACACCACCCAATGGGCGTTGAATCAATTGAAAGTTGGTTGATGCGTTTGCGGTTGAGTTTGCAGATGTAAAGAAAGTTCCCATTAAATACAAGGTATAACCTGCGGGTACAGTCCAAAATGCCATTTGCGTTTGGTTTGCACCAATAGCAATCATGCCGTATACAGTTGCTGGTACGCCCGAAGTAACAGTGCCAGTGCCAGCGTAGATAGTTCCTACGGCAGTTGCACCAGAACCAGCGGTGGTTACATACATACGAGAAATACGCAAGTAACTGTTGCCAGTATTGACTGCTGTTTGCCCATCTAATAGGACAGACTCGCTAATTTCGTTGTAATTTGCATCAAGACCAAAAATAGCAATTGTTCTTGCGCCAGTTCCAGCAGAAGTATCGTCTGCACTTGAGCTAGAGATTTTCATTACAGTGGCAGAAGCGGGGTATGCATACGTTCCGCCTTGTGCCCAAACTGTTTCTACGGATGTGCCGACATCACCGTTGATGCCGAACTTAAATAAGGCTTTATGGCCAGCGATCTGATTACGGGCTACCTGAAGCTCAAACGGCTCATTGGTGTTTTCAGACGTGGTGGACGGGTAAAAGAAAGGCATAGTCATCTCCAAGAGTTACCGCATTGTACCGCCCACTGTCAAGTGGTCAAGTGTATGCATACGATGATTTTTTAATTTCTCTACGTTTCACATCAAGTCCAAACCCTCTGATGTTCATGTCTATGACAGACGCTCCATACTGCAGTGCGTCATGCACGTGGCTCGACTCGTTCTTATCAGGGCTGTCTTCCAATTCCCCGTTCTTCTTAACCCTATAGCGGTAGCCTGAGCGAAAACCCGTTACGAGCGACGTGCACTGAGGGTCAATCAGAAACATCGCTTTGCCCTCAATCTGTTTAGCCAGCAGGCGCTCGACTGCCTGAATCCGTAGCTCCGGCTTATTCGTCGGGGGCTTCACGCATTTAAACCCTGCGTTCTTTAGCGCGTCTACGAGCGTCATCTCGTTTAGCTGCTGCTTCATAAATCCAGCGGGGTCAGGTGCCGCAATAAACTGGTACCCGGGGTATGTGTTGGAGATATGCGGCTGCAGGCGCGTGGAGATAAACGTCTCGATGCCCATGTTCTCACTGGTAAGCTCGGAGAGCACCAGCACGCGCCCGCGTGGGTCACGCTGCATGAACACTGCCGCTGGCGTGCGGCCGAAGTCAATCCCTATGGTGATGGGGTAATCCGCGTTCTGTATGGGCTTGATGTGTTCCTTGGCCACGTGGAAGTCTTGTGTGAACGTCCTCTGGTAAACCGGTGTGCCCGACAGAGACCTGCCCCACTTACCGTGCACGTACACATCTATCCAATCCTCGCTCTTACCCTCGCATAAGTCCTCGTAGTAGTGAGACGGCAAGTGCTGCACCCAGTCTGCCTCTTCGCTGAGACCACTCGGTTGGATCGTCACGTGAACTTTCTCAGGGTCTGCGCTGGTGAGATACTGCTCCCAGTGTGTGTCCATGTCCGGCGGGTTGGTCGCGCCCCATACTTTCTTCTGTTGCACACCGTAGTCATCCACGCATCCCTGTACGGGATTACCCTTATCATCCACTCCCCACTGTGTGCGGTGTGGCACCATCATGCCGTTGGGGTATCTACCTAGACGACCTGTCAACGCGTCGAACACGTCTGAGTTTATCTCACGCACCTCGTCCACCATGGCAAACGAAAGCTGTAATGACAAAAGGCGACGCACGTCGTTGGCGTCGTCCAAACCCCTGAATAGCACGTCACACTCCACGTCGTCAAAGCGTAGCGTGAAGCGCAGTTCTGTCCTATGGTAAATACCAGCTTGTCCTTCGGGGAACAAGCCAAGAAAATCTTTAATGGTCGAGTCAAGCAACATCTGACGTGTGTTACGAACCACTGCACAACGGGAGCGTCGGATACCGTCCGCGCATGCTGCGACTTTGCGAGCCTCGATGGGAATCTTCATCAAGGACGCTGTCGTTTTTGTTGAACCCACTGGCCCTACGATGAATGACTGAAACTTATCAGAGAGAAGATATGGGGTTACAGACTGTACTGGGGTGTAGTTAACACTCATAAGTAGTCATCCCCTGCGTACTCGTAGTTTTCGTCTTCGACCAGCAAAATCGGGGCGTATTCGGCAATTTTTAACGTTTTTACGTCAATTTCAGGGGTTTCAGCCTCTAAAACAAGGGTCTGTTTAGCTGAATTTGCAGTGCTTGGGATGTTAATTGTGATTGAAAAACCCGGGCCAGCAGTCGAAATTGCACTGTTTTTAGGCTTCAAATCACCCCATTCAACGAAGTTTTCGATGATTTTTGCTCTTACAGCCGCTGGTGTGTCAGGGTCTCGCACCATATGGTACGCCGTAGGCAGCAAATCCTCTGCAAGAATACGGGACTTAGCAGCAAATGAGAAGCCACTCTCCTGCATTTCCTTGGTATAGCTGTCCACATACCTCTTGAACTGTGGGTTCGCAGAGATAGCATCGTACTCTGATTGCGTCAAGCCTTCACCTGCAAGAATCTCCGCAATAGGGCGTGCAGCCCCCACGGTATTTCTAGCAACAGCAAGTGCAAGTTCGCGCAACACCTGATCGGCATTGATGGAATTGTTCATGGGCGGAATGTACCATGGTTTTTTAACCAGTGTCTATAAAAAATAGCTAGAAAATTTTTGGATTGTCAAGAGAAGCCCCGGGGTGTAAAATTTAAACTACAAGGTTATTGTGTACATACTAGACATCAAAAAATTGACCTTGTTCTGAGAGTGACGGATATACATATAGGGCGGGGAGTGGGGGGTGTGGGGGGCCCCTAGGGGGTAGCCTACTATCACGCGCAGGCTCCATAATTAAGGGTCAAACCAGAATTAAACCCCAAAAACCCGTATAATAAACACATGGGCGAAAGAGACCAAACAAACATTAACTTATTTACTCAAGGAAATTATCATGGCTAGAATTGCAAAACCCGTTTTATTCGCACGCGCTATCTCTGACAAACGCGAGTCACTCGCACAAGCTCGCAATGATTTAAAAGAGCTCGAGTCACAATCGAAAGAGTTCGTTGCCGCTTACGCAGTGGTCAACGCGATAATTGAAAACGCACAGCAAATTGGATTTGCAAAGCATTTTTATGCACGTCCCACAACTTACCTGAAATGGGACGGTAATTATCGCAATGAATTGAATGTGTCAATTGAAGACACAGTAACATCACTGAAAGATGGATCGGTTCCTGCTTTGCTCGAAGCAATCGGCACATACGGTTTTGAGTGCGATAGCACATTCGATTATGCGCTAGAGTTTGTTGCCTCCCGCGTTTTTCGCCACACGGCAAAAATCGGTTCAGTTGACGTGACAATTCGAGTTGAAGCAAATATTGCAGACGGTTCAGAATCTTGCAAAAAGGTTCAGACCGGCGTTAAGCTCGAAGAGACCGCGGTTTATGAAATCGTTTGCTCTTGACATTCTGAGCGCAATCGCGGTGGGCCTCGCGCTCACCGCGCTAGCACTACATTATTTTGACGTTCTCTTCTTCTGAAGCCGGGCCCGCATTCGCGGGCTTTTTTTCGTCCCAAAACTATCACTACTATCACATTTTCCACTTGACAAGATAGCTAAGTTAGTATCCACTAACATTTCAGTATGCGATGAGTGACGCACGACGGACGACGTATGTAACCCTAAC